GTTATCGGACTGTTGCGAATCGGTCGACGACTCGGAGATAATACGCGCATACAGTCGCAAGTTTATATTGGCGATGATTGCGCGGGCTTATCGCCCTGGGTGCAAGTTCGATAACGTGCTCGTTCTAGTGGGCGCACAAGGTGCGCGTAAGAGCACGCTTGTTCAGACGTTAGGCGGCTCTCGTTATGTCGGCGAAGGTCACCTAGATTTCAAAGATAACAAGCGAGCGGTGGAGAAGATTAGCGGGCGTTGGCTCTACGAGCTGGCAGAGATCGACAAGTACGGCTCACAGGACGCCGCGAGGGTCAAGGACTTCGTGACCGTCACGCACGACAGAGAGCGCGCGGCCTATGGTCGGTCTGTTACAGATGTCCCGCGCATGACGTGTTTCATTGGTACAAGTAACCGCACCGATCTACTCATGGACGAAACCGGATCGCGTCGCTTCTGGATCGTCAACGTCGGCGACAACATCGACACTGACCACATAGCGGCGGTTCGGGGTCAATTACTAGGCGAGGCTGTCGCCTATTGGCGCAATCACAAAGACGACGCGTTCCTGTTGCATCTAACGCCCGACCTTGAAGCGATACGCGAGGCGCGAAACGCTGACACGTTCACGGCGCAGCACCACTTCTGCGACCTGATTGTAGACGTCATCTCGCGCGGTGCGGTTGATGCTCTGGGGTTCACATCGGGCGAGGTTGCCAACGCTATCGGCCTATTGCCCAATGATACGGGCGGTCGGCGGTACGGAATACCGACGGCGCTTAAAGAATTGGGCGCGGTTAGGACGGACGGTAAGGTGTACCATAACGGGAAACGCGTTAGACTATGGTCATTGGAAATACAAAACGCCGTGCGTCGGGCTTACTAGGCGCTTATCCTTAATTAGTACGGAGTAAGACATCGCAAGAGATACCAAACTAAACCCAGAACTAACGGCGCGAGTCGTCGAGTATCTAGGCAAAGAAAAGGACCGGCGTATCGTTACCATCGCGGAGGTTGCGGCGGCTGTTGGCGTGTTGGCAGATGACCAATACTGCAGGCGGTACGCGATACCAGGCATATTGAAACGCATGGGCGCTAAGAAGACCGAACGCCGCGCACGGGGTACCAATCAGCGACTTTGGGATCTGCGGCCTTCGTACGTCGACCCGTTGAAATCCAGAGCAGAGCAGACCAAAGGACCAGGCAAGATCCTTCACCTGTTGCCGCCGTCTGAAACGTCGAACGAATGGAACATAATAGGCGTTCGGCGAATGCTTCGAGCGGCTGCGGTGCAGCTCTTGCGCGTTACAGCTGGCGAGGAGTGCGGGGTCGCGTATCAGCCGCGACGGGTCAAGGGCGCTATTGAAGCACTGGTAACACTCACGACGAACACCGACGCTATCTTGGCGTTTGGTGCGGTCACCGCTGGCGACGAAGAGAAGGGCGGCACGATGTCCCAACCGCTCGACCTGTTGACCGATGCGGGCCTCGCGCGTGCTGTTGATGCGCTGCGGGATATCCCGATTGATATGCTCAAGGCGGCGAGTGAATGAACGTTGAGCAATTAGCCGACGCGATTAACAGCGAGCCTATGGTGCGCTATGCGCTCGCGCCCGCTGGTGATGGCGGTATGTCGCCGCCGCAGCGAGAGTTCCACACGTCACCAGCTCGAAAACGTGCACTGATCGGCGCAAACAAGTCAGGAAAATCATATTGTGGAGCTTGGGAGGCGTGGTGCCATCTACTCGCACGCCACCCACTGCGCGAGGTACCGCCAGCAGGCTCTGAGGGTTGGCTGTTGATACCAGACCTGAAAACAGGTTGGGCGACCTGCTCGACCGCTATGCGAGAACTAGAACCACGGGGCGCGCTCGATCCGTCGTGCCATTATATCGCGGGCATTGGTTACCAGTATCGAGGGCGCAAGATCGTCAAGGTATCGGCGGCGTACGGCGGCGGGTTCATGGTCGCGAAGTCGTGTGATGCTTCGCCGCTATCGCTTGAGGGCGCTCGTGTAAAATGGGCGTGGGTCGATGAGCCGCCCAAGCAAGGCCACCTATTAGCACTTCGGGCGCGCCTAACTATGGACCTAGCTCCTCTCTGGTTTACATTAACGCCAGTAGGAAGGCCCGTAGGCTGGTTGCGCGATATGCTCGAAGGTAACAACGCAACGAACACCGACGCGGAAGGCGGTTGGGCCGTGCAGCACGTTGAACTATCTATTGAGAATTGCCCACACAGATCGCCCGAAGATATACAAGCGCAGATCTCCGAGTGTAGCCCTTGGGAATACAACCAGCGCATACTCTCACAATGGGACGGCCTGACAGCCGACCGATGGGTAACGGGGTTCAGTGAAGGCAATATCTTTACCGATGACGAAGCGCCCGAACGCGTCGAGAAGGTCGGACTAGGTTGGGACCACGGTGAGCGCCCTGGCAAGTCTATTTGTTATCTGGTAGTGTTTGACGGCTCGCGGGTGTGGGTGCTCGATGAGTACAGCAACGACGACAGAGACACGCCCAAGAGCGAAGCCAAAGCGGTGTTCGATATGCTCGCGCGATGGGGTATCAATCTTGACGGCGTGACGGACGCACGCGGCGACGTCAACAGCGCGGGGCGTTTGGGCATGGGCTTTACAATGAACGACCTCCTAGAGCGCGCCTTCGCTGAGTTGGCAGGGTCATCGCGGCCACCGTTCAACATTCAAACGCCATACAAGAAGCGCGGGTCTGTAGATGCGCGGGTGCGCTTAATCTCGCACGCGTGCGTAGATGGTAAGCTCAGGGTTCATCACAAGTGCGCCCGATTGATCCACACGTTAAGACATTGGCGAGGGCAGAACAACGACCTCAAAGACCCGTTCGATGCAATGGGTTATATAAGCGAAGTATACTTATCGCCTGCGCTCGGTGGCAGTTCAGGCAGATTGATTATAGGATAGTTTTATATGGCGAAGATACCCAGTAGCATACTACCAGCAAGCAAAGACGACCGCGCCCGATGGCGCGTACAAGCACAACGCCAGCGGCTTCTATCGGGCGACTTCTCCGACGACGTGCGCGAAGATATCCGGCGACTGTTCGCAGCTGAAGTAGCCGCTGACCTTGAACTCGCGCCGGATACAAGTCGCAATACTTTTCTAATGGTTACGCAACAGTTATCCCAGAACTACACCAAGGCACCCGCGATAACGACCGACGATGACGCCGACCTATCACCCATTGTCACACCGCGCCTGTGGCCAACGCAACGCGCTAACGAACTAAAGACCCGCGCCCTGGGTGAGTCTATTATCAAAGTAGATTGGAGCGCAGACGGCGAGGTTGGCTACCAGATTATTGATCCCGCTACCGTCGTGCTGACACCAGACCCCGACCGACCAGACCGCCCGATCGCCGTCGAATGGCTACGACTTCGAGCGCATGACGTTTGGACGTGGGAGATCTGGAACGCTAAGGACGGTACCTTTAGAATCGAGGCGCAAGACGATCGCGGCGTCCGTCACGACGTGACTAACGACTACGCGCCTGACCTCGCGGGCGAGTACCCGCACCAAGACGAAGAGGGCTTCATATTGCCGTTCGTCTTGTACCATAGCGAGATAGGCGCTAGGCTTTGGAACTACACCACAGGCGCTGAGCTTGTATCGTCGACGCTTCGAGCGTGTTCTTTGTGGTCATCATGGCAAGAGGGCTTCGTAAACAGCGCGCACCCGCAACGCTACGCACTGGACGCCGATAGCCAAGCGGGGGTCACTCGCAACATCAACGGCGTATCGGTTGACGTGATACCGGTTGACCGTAAGAGTATATTGAAGTTCAGATCAACGGGTCAGGGCGGGTCGTCATTGTCGCAGTTCGCGCCAGCGATGGAACCACGCAGCGCAGCCGACGCGCTCAACACGTACGAGAGCGGGTTGGCTATATATGCGGGCCTCAATCCCTCAGACCTCCAGACCACAGGCGCACAAAGCGGTTACGCTATTGTCGTCTCACGCGATGGCCAACGACGCAAGGCGCAAGAGATAGCGCCCGCATTGATGATGTCGGATCAACTATTACTAGCGACGGCGGCACGATTGGCGAACCTTTACGGCGGCGCATCGTTACCTACTAACGCACGCGATTACTCGATCAAGTATCGAGGGCTCGAAGAGAGCGCCGCAGAACGCAAACAACAAGCAGATACAGTTGCGCAAGAAATGGCGCTGGGTTTGATCTCGCGAGTCGAAGCACTGCGGCGCTTGAATCCTGAGATACCCACGGACGCCGCAGCCGTGGAACGATTACTAACGATTGACCAAACCAACCAGATCCTTTCAGCCCCCAAAGAGGTGATCAATGAGTGACGAAGCAACGCCCCCAGCAACACCAGCGCCCGACATGGTACCGAGCGCAAGACTACGCGAGGAGACAACCAGACGCAATGAGGCGACCGCATCACGCGACGCGGCGCTATCGTCGTTGGTAGACCTTCAAACAAAGTACGACGCACTCAGCACGACAAGCGCGGCGGCATCGGACACCCACGCGCAAGACCTCGCGTTATACGGCGCGGGCGTTACCGATGGCGAAGTGCGGGACTTCGTGCGGTCACGCTACACGCCAACAGAGGGGTCCACGTTTAACGATTGGTTAACGAAGCAACGCGGCGAACCGTCGCCGCTATTAGCGCCGTTCTTACGCACAGCAGCTGCACCGACAGAAGCGCCCGCGCCCGCACCCGCAGCCGCACCAGCACCCGCAGCGACAGCACCGAACACGAACAACGGCGCAGCACAGCCAGCCACGCACAGCTCACAGCAATGGAGCAACGACGAGATCAAGACTGCACGGTCCAAGAATCGCGGCGGGCTTGGCGCAAGTAAGGTCGAGATCCTCGCGCAGTTGCGCGCCGAGGGTCTTATCAGTTAAAGAGAATACAGCCACGACGTGACGCACGACGAAATAATGCGATAGGCTAGAGAAAACACAATTCACAAACCTATTTTTTGAGGTGCCCACAAATGGCAAACGAAGTAAAATATTCCAGTCTACTTTCAACAGGCGGTCGCATTAGCGCCGTTCTTTCTGCTCTTGTTCAAGAGAAACTACACGACCCAACGGATCTCCGTTCTGTTATGACCTTGGTGCCTTGGGGCGCTTCTGGAAGTGACACGATGGACGTAACTATTGATGCCGCGCCTGGTGCTTTTGCATCAGCCGCAGAAGCCGCAGCGACAACCAACTCGGCATACGTCACTAGCAAGTTTTCATTGCAAGCAGTCAAAAAGACCCGCGTGTATTCACTCACAGATCTGTTCGGTGTAACCGGCGGCCCTATTGATTTAGAGCACGTTGTCAAGAACCTCACCGATGGTGTCGGTCTTACTATGACTGACCTCCTGACTACACTGTTCCCGTCAATCTCTAACAGCGTTGGCACGGCTGCAGCCGTTTTAACGCTTGACGATATTTACAGCGCACAGTACCAGCTCAACTTGTCCGCTGCGATGGGTCCTTACACTTCAGTGTTAAGTCCAAAACAGATGAACGAGTTCCGCACGTCGCTTCGCACTGAGGCTGGCGCGATTCAATACGTACCCGCATCTGCTGAAATGCTCGCGACTAAAGGACCAGGCTTCCAAGGTTCTTGGAACGGGATCGATATGTATCAAAGCGACTCTGTTGAAT